ATAGAAAATGCAGAAACATTAATGAAAAATGCTGCAGACTTTGACACTTGGGTTACAGAAGTAACTGGTGATTTAGAAAATTTTACCAGAGTCAAGTAAATCAAATACTAGAACTACTTGATGAACAATACAGAACTGGACAAATTAGCGAAAAAATATATCTAGATATATGCGAACAAAAAGGAATCCAGCCTGACCCTAATGAAATGCCACCGAACGTAGGAGATTACCCCTATGAGGTTCAGGTGGCATTTTTTATACACGATATACTTCCCGATAGATGGGAAGGCATGAGTGGTCATTACATGGGAAAAGATATGTCATCTTTAGGGACTTTACTAGAGGTTTGGGAAGTAGAAGATAGAAGAGAAACTTTATACTTTATAAAACACATAGAAGCAAGAAACTCTAGAAAAATAAATAAAGAAAATGAGCAAAAAAGCAAAGGTTCAAACAAACCTAAAGGCGGAGGTATAAACTCCGCGGACATACAGAGATAATGGCAAAGAAAGATAAAGCAGGGGCAGTAATAAAATTTAAGGTTCAAGACGATGGCTCTTTAAAAAGACTCGGAAAAGAATCAAAAAACGCAGGTAAAGCTGTAGATAAGTTGAATCGTTCTGAAGCAACTCTAAATCGTAATTTTAAAGGCGCATCGCGTCAATCATCCAATCAAACCAAAAACTTTTCTAAGATGGCTCAGGGCATCACAGGTGGACTTGTGCCTGCGTATGCTACCTTAGCTGCTAATATATTTGCTATTGGAGCAGCTTTTAGATTTTTACAAAGTGCGGCTGATTTAAGGATTTTAGAATCTGGACAAATGGAATATGCTCAAAGAACAGGACAATCACTTTCAATTCTAACTCGACAATTACAGGCAGCTACAGATGGACAGTTAGCTTTTGCAGATGCAGCTCAATCAGTAGCTATCGCTACAGCAGCGGGTTTATCAGCGAAGCAAATTAACGAACTAGGTAAGGTTGCAAAAAATGCTTCTCTTATGTTAGGTAGAGATTTGACTGATTCATTTAATAGACTAGTAAGAGGTGCTGTAAAAGCGGAACCAGAATTATTAGATGAATTAGGTATTATTCTAAGACTTGAAACAGCTGCTGAAAACTATGCACAGAAACTAGGTATAAACGCTAAACAGTTAAATATATTCCAAAAGTCACAATCAGTTGTAAATGAAGTATTAGCTCAAGGTTTAGAAAAATTTGGCGGAGTAGAAACTGCAACTAATGGACTTACAAAACTTGCAAAATCTTTTGATGATTTAGTAAACTCAATAAAAAGAGCTATAGGGCCTATAGCAGAATTTATGGCAGCAACTCTATCTAAGAATACAGTAGCAACAGCCGGAATGGGTATTCTTGCAGGCTCAACTCTTTTAAAAGCTATAACACCTGAGTTAAAACAGATTGATGCAGCGCCTCAAGTAACCGCTGCTAGAACAGGTATGCAAGGCATGCTTACCGAAAAGGGTATGAATAAATTTGGAGCTTTGGATAGCCCAGCCTCTATCAAGCAATTCGAACTAGCAATGACTAGAAAATCATCATTATACCTAAATTATAGTAAATTTGTACAGTTTGAAGCAAAAAGAATGGCTTCTATTTTAAAAATCCAAGGACTACAAAGTCAATTAGATTCAGCTGGTATGTTTAAAAGAATGGGATTAAATTGGAAAATAGAAATGGAACTTATGATAGCTGAACATGGCAAAGCCATGGGTAGAATAAAAATGGCACAAAGAGGACTTATTAAACTTATAGGTGCTTTAGGATATATAGGCTTAGCAGTTAGTGCAGTAGCTATGTTAGTTCAATTATTTGATAGGGCTACTGACGCAGAAAAAGCCTATAAAGATGCTCAAATTGCTTTTGGTAATTTATATGAATCCAACGCTAAAGATTTAGAAAAAACAATTGGTAGCTTAAAAGTACACGACGCTTTAATGACAAATATGCTACAAACAGCTAGAGCTTTAAATAATATAGATTTTGGTGATATAATGTCAGGACTTGGAGAAGGTCCTGGAGGCGGCACGGGCGTTGTAGCAGCTTTTAGAGCAGGTAATTATATGCCCTTTCGTGACGATAGTAATGAGTATTTATCAAAAGGACAAATGAAAGGTCTAGAAGGTACAATAAGATTATTAGAAGCAGAGAAAAAAGTATTAATAAAAGGAAGTACTGCATACAAAGAACATAATAATATTATTGGATTAGTACAAAGTACTTTAGACGATAATAAAGATGGAGTATTATCAACGACTGACTCTTATGCTAATATGAGCAAAGAATTTGCAAGAATAGCAGAAGATGGAACAATAGCACAAGGAGTAATGAAAGGTCTAGGTCAGACAACTCAAATATTAACAAGTTCTACTTCAGACTTTGAAAAAGCTCTTCGTTCTTTTAAAACTCCACAAACTCAACTAACAAGATTAACTAGTAACATAAAACAAGCCGGTGATGCTTTAAAAGGTTTAGGAGATAGTTATGCATCGGGACAAGTCGATGTAAAATTTAATAAAGATACAGGTACTTTATTTGATAACGCTACTACTACAATGATAGATACGTTCTTACCTAAAAGTATAGAGCCTGGTAATATAAGAGAAGTAATGGCAGCGGCTCAAAAAGAAATTGCAGGATATACAGAAGCAATAGAATCAGGACTATTTAGTGAAAAACAAACGAGTGCTTATAAAACTAAAAGAGCTGAAGCAGCAGGAAGCATAGTTGCATTAGTAGGTGAAGCAACAGTAGCTGAAGCAAAAAGACTCCATGACTTGGAAATGGAAATGATAAAAGACAAAACAAAAGTACAAAAAAACTCAATTTTATTAGGTATAGGTGCAACAAAAGGACAAACAAAACAACTAAAAATGCAAGCAGCAATGTTAACTAATAATATAGCAATGAATAATCAAAAAATTCTTTTAGAAGAATTAGAGAAAAAAGGACTCACAAAAGACGATGCCCAAGTAGTACTAGAAACAGAAAAGTTACATTTAATGCAAGCTCAAGGGCTGCAACTACAGTTTCAGCTAGATAAAGCTCACCAGTTATCAATGGCCATGAAAAACTCATTTGAAACAGGAATAGCTGGAAGTATAGATGATTTAATTACAGGAAAAAATAGCAGTCTTTCAGAAGCTATGGCAAATCTTGCAAAAGGAGTATTTGAATCTTTTTCTAAGACTATTGCAGACCAAATGGCTACTGGTATTACTGATTTCTTATTCGGTAGTAAAGAATTAGAAGGATATAAGAAAGGAGCAGAGATAATAAGAGAAGCCCATATTCAAGGTATTAGTCAAGGTATGGGAACAAAGATGGGAGATATTAGTATGAATACCGATACTGGTGAAGGAGGTTCTACTTTTGGAAAAATAATGAAAACAGTAGGTTCTTTCTTTGGATTTAGTGGAGCTAAAGGAGGCATTACTCCTGTATATGCAGCAAGTGGCGGAGTATTTTCTGGCTCAAAAGCAGGCTACCCAGCAATGATGCATGGAAACGAAGCAGTAGTACCTTTACCAGATGGAAAATCAATACCTATAAGTGGTAACCTAGGTGGTACTGTAAATGTCGCTGTAAATATGACAACAGGAGAATCGTCTTCAACAACAGATTCTTCTGATATGATAGCAATGGGAGAATCCATAGCACAAGCAGTACAAAATGAAATAGAAAAACAACAACGACCAGGCGGACAATTAAGTCCTTATTAGATAGATTATGGCAACAGGATTCAATGTAGGAGGTTCACTAGGAACCGTAATGCCCGATAAAGGGATAACACAAAGTAATGCACCAAAAGTGTTTGTAAGTACTTTTGGAGATGGCTATGAGCATAGAGTTCCAGACGGAATAAATAATACACCTCAACAATTCGCTGTTAGCTTTGCAACTAGACCTAAAGCAGAAATAGATGACATAGTAGAATTTTTTGAAATTAAAGGTGGAGTAACTGCTTTTAATTATGTTCTATCAGATACTAATTCAGGAAGCAGTGAAAAAACAGTATCAGTAGTTTGTTCTGCATGGAATCAAGTCTGGGCATATGATAATTTCTATACTTTAACTGCAACTTTTAGGAGAGTTTACGAGTCATGAGTATTATACAGGATTTACAGACACAAGTACAATCGTCACCGCTTATTCAATTATTTGAAATTGAAAAAAGTACTGGAACGTTTGCTTATGTAACTCCTGGAGAGGACAGTGATGGGTCTTCTTTACAAATGTATGATTATGCAGACAATACTACTTTAAGAACTTATGCTCCTTATCCTGTAGTAGCAGATAATTTTGATATAAAAGTATCAGGAGCTATAACTAGACCTACTTGTAGTTTTTCAAATATTGGTAGTAATTTTACTACTTTAATTGGTACTTCAGACATAGATAGTTTAATAGGTAAAAGTTTTATTAGAAGATTAACTTTAAAAAAATATTTAAAAGGAGAATCTGCTGACACAGGTTCTGGAGCTCAATCAATAGAGTTTACAAGACAAGTATGGATTATATCAAAAGTTATGAGTAAAGACTCAACCGTAATAACATTTGAACTATCTTCACCTTTTGATTTGCAGGGAGTCAAAATACCAGCAAGACAAATAGTAGCAAATGCATGTCCTTGGGAGTATACAGGAGCAAGTCCTGATTTAGCAGAGTCTGCAAAATGTGGAGGTTGTAGTTGGCATAGAGAAGGAACTTTTCAAGTATCTACATATAATAGTGTAAGCCAAAAAGTATATGTAACAGTAGATGATGAGTATATACACAACTCTTCTGCAAGCTATACAGACTATACAGCTGCTGGTAATAGTACTTCTTTTATAATAAATAGTTACATAAAGACAACAGGAAACTCAGCAAAACAAATTAGTAATACAGGAATAGTATCTAGTGTTTCTGATGTAGTAAGATATTGGATAGTTAATGTATCAGGAACAAAAGCACAATTAGGAACTCCCAGTGAAACTAATGCGAAGTTTACTCCTGTAAGAGTCTATAGCACTTATAATGCAAGTACTGCTTATAAAGTTTATACTGATGATAGGTTAAATGAAATAGCTTTGCATAGTAATTATGTATGGAAAGCACAAAAAAGCACTACAGGAAATACCCCAGGATTTACTCAATTTTGGAAAAGAGCAGATGAGTGCGGTAAAAGACTTTCTTCTTGTGCTAAGCGTTTTGGATTTAGCCCAGTAAATGTTACGGATGCAGATTCCAGAGCTAAAGCTTCTATCAATACTTCTAGGGTACTTCCATTTGGAGCTTTTCCAGGGTCTAAATTATTTGACTAAGTTTCTAGACGACATCTTTGAGTACGCAAAGAAAGAAGCTCCTCGTGAAATGTGCGGGCTTCTAATAGAGGAAAATAACAAGGAAAAATGGATTCCTTGTGAAAATAAATTTTTAGGAGAAAATCAGTTTGAATTTGACGCAAAGACTTTCGCAAAATATCAACTGTTTTCAAAAATATTATATGTAGTCCATAGTCACTATGGGCAGGATTGTAAACCAAGTCAGCATGATAAAAATGTTGCAAAAAGTTTGGGTATACCATTTTTAATTGTATCTTACCCAGAAAAAGGAGT